AGGTAGCAGCACAGCTACGAGCAGAAGAACTTGAACTGACACAGGAAGCTGAGAAGAGGGCTTTACAAGGTATCAAGTTTGTGGCACTGTCTTCAGTAATTGATCTAGAGTAAGGAGAATCACTATGACACCTGAACAAGTTAAAGCTGCTGTAGAAGCAAAAGGCACTAAGTTCGCAACTGTTAAGTTCATCAAAGCTGATGGCAGTGAGCGAGTAGTCAATGGGCTGTTCAAGCCCACAAGCAAGATCGTAGGGTCTGACAAAGGTCTAGCACAAGGCGAAGCTATGAAAGCACGAGGACAAATCCCAATCTATGAGGTGTCGTCCAAGTCATGGAAGAGCTTCTATGCTGAGAAAGTATTGGAGATCTCGTAATGTCTTATCATAAATACCCTGACCTGACCCCAGTCGATACAACAATCAAACGCCTTGAGCGAGACTATGGTGATCTACTGTGGGATGATCCTGACCATGCTGACAGTATGGATGCTATCAATATCAAAGACGAGCTAGACCTACTCTATGCTGCACGTCAGAGAGGAGAACTCTATGTCCCGAACTTTTGATGAATATGGGAACTATGGTGAGAACAACCCATCTGTAGGCCCCGCAGTGGAAAATGATCGTAAAGACATACGTCCTATGACTGAGGAAGAACGCCAGAGGGCTAAAGAACGTGAGGCAGCTAATTCTGTCGCTCACATTGACAAAGAGCCATTCGCTTTAGGCTTAGAGTGTGTAAAGGAACACGAGGATGGCAGTGCTGACTATACTGTTCACATGGGTGATGCAGCACGAGAGAAACTCACTGAGATGGGTTTAACATTTGTGCTTTACTGTGCTGCTGCTAAGATGGACATTCAGGATGCGCTACAGATGATCTTAGAGAAAGGACAGGACGATGGCCACTAATCTACTTTTAGTCACACCGACTGGTGAGCTATCCCGCCGAGCTAGGCTTTTCATCCAACATGCGCCAACGGGAGTGGTTATAAACGTCAAGCGCATGACCAGTAAAATATCTGGTTATCATACAGACAGAGTGGTTGTTGATGACCCCCTCGCAGCCGTGTCGGAGACACATAAACTGAAAGGACAGAACGATGACTAACAACCACTGGCACTACCAACTGATGTATCACAAAGTGGAAATGAAAAGTTTTGTCGATGGCGGTTATTACGCAATCCACGAATACTACCCTCACAAAGACGGTGATGGGTGGACTGAAGCCCCTGTCGTTGTCGATGGTGAAAGCGTGGAGGAAGTCAAAGAGGTGTTGCAGATGATGCTTGCTGACATCGAGAAGCATGGAGTGAAAGACTATGACTAAAGGTGAATATAGAGTCGGCCTTACCTTCAATCAGAACGAAGACGATCTTGTAGGTCAGATCAAACGTCAGGCGGCTGACTTGATAGACTTAGTAGACAGTATACCAGAACCTAAAGATCCACAGTTGGGCGGTGAGATTGTGCGACTTAAAGCACAGGCACAACGTGAACTTGAGGGTGCAACTATGTGGGCTGTTAAGGCTGCAACAAAGCCGAAGATGGAGTGAAAGACTATGAGTAAGATTGAAGTAACATACATCGATCACATGGGGTCTGATCTGTCTGTCGTTAATGCCGCCCGTGTTAGTTTTGGTAAGAAGAGTGAACTTGTGGAAGGCGCAGTAAAACAGGATGAACAAGGTGAATACCTTGAGATGGTTCTGTCAGACAAAGACACCAAGCTGATCCGCTACTTAGCCAAGCACAAGCACCTGTCACCCTTTGGTCATGCCTTTGCATCCTTCCATATCAAAGCACCTATCTTCGTAGCACGACAGCTAGTGAAGCATAAGTTCCTGCGGTGGAATGAGATTAGCAGACGCTATGTGGACGAAGAACCTGAGTTCTATGAGCCTGACGTATGGCGTGGTCGCAGTGCTGACAAGAAGCAAGGGTCTGATGGTATCATAAACGGTGATGAGGCATTGCTTGAGGAGACACATGGTCAGGCTGAAGTTACTTATCAAGAGTTATTAAACCTTGGTGTAGCCCCTGAGCAAGCCCGCATGGTCTTACCACAGTCCACCATGACAGAGTGGTATTGGTCTGGTAGTCTTGATGCTTTCGCAGCCATGTGTAAACTACGCTGTGCAAGTGACACACAGTATGAAAGCCGTATTGTAGCTGACCAGATCAGTGAGCAGATGTCTGAACTATTCCCTGTATCATGGAAGGAACTAATGAATGACTGAGTGGTTAGTAATTGCAGCCTTAGCTGTGTCGTTAGTCAATGCGTTTATGGTCATTGGTTTGACAGTTAAGTTTAAGGAAACAACCAAGCTGATTGATATGTTGATACTTCAGTCGATCATAACTGCGGAGATAATTGAGCTAATGGAGCAAGAAAATAATGCAGATGAATGAGATTGTAACAATGTGTGAGCGGTTAGCCCGAAAGTTTAATCGGCCCCATCACTACGATGATATGGTCAGTGAAGGAGTTCTGAAGGTCTATGATCTCTTGGATAAGAACCCTGAGACACACCCCGCTAACCTGTATCGTGAAGCAAAGCGTAGGATGCACGACTACATCAACTTCGATTGTAATGGCCTCTCACTGCCTGCCTCAGACGCAGCCAGAGCTATCGCTAGGGGTAACGACACTAGTGAGCGTGAAGACTACTCAGAGCGTGGTTTAGAGGCTCTAGAGGCTGTTCTTGATGCTGAGTGGGGAGAGTATGATGACGACCTCACCTGTGGCAAAAGTGCAACACCTGAAGAAGTGCTGATCGACAAACAACTGACAGAATACATCACCAAGATCATTCTGGATAGCTTGAATGAGGATGAAGCGCAGTTAATTATCCTTCGTTACTTTGAAGGTGCGACACAAGATGATGTAGCTGATCTGTTTGGTATCACACAACCTAGCTTGAATGTCAGGGAAAAGAAGGCATTGCGTAAACTTCGCTTGAAGAGTGAAACAATTCGTGATCTATATTTCCCTAAGAAAAGTGCCTAATAGCAAGTGTGACCCTACAAAGAGTATTTACTTAGAGTAGCTACTACTACTATAAGTTAAATACTTATAGAAAGGAACTTATAGTATGGAGAAACCACATGGGCCTTGTCCTTACGTTGATTGCGGTAGCAGCGATGCTTTCAGCTATAACACTTCTGGTTATGGTCGTTGTCATAGTTGTGAGCGAGGATATCCTAGCAAACACGCAGTCTTCGATTGGGCAAAAGAGAAATACCCTGTAAGCAATCTACTCGCAGGCGGTAAAAGCAGCAGTGACGATGATTGGCTGTCGTTCACACCCAAGGACATCAAGGACGAGACCCCTGACGGTGGAAATTGGGTAGCTATGCGTGGGATCATGCCCCTGACGATGGAAAAGTTCGGAGTTAAGACCTACGAGGATCGACAGGAGTATGTATACCCTAGCGGGGGAATTAAGGTTCGCCGCCTAGAAGACAAACAGTTCTACGTCAAGAATAACTTCAAGGCTGATGAACTGTTCGGTATGAACTTGTTCCCTGCGGGGTGTGCTAAAATTGTCACAGTAACTGAGGGTGAGCTAGATGCTATGTCAGCTTACCAAATGCTTGACCAGAAGTGGCTCAACCCTGTTGTATCTTTGCCATCAGCTACACCACCAAATAAGTTGTGGGAGAAATGCTCAGACTGGCTTAACTCGTTTCAGAAGATCTACCTGTCTGTCGATAATGATGAAGCAGGTAATGCTCTGGCAAGTCGTATGGCTAAACTGTTCCCCAACAAGGTCTACCGTGTAGATCATGGGAAATATAAAGATGCTAACGAGATCTTGCAGGCTGATGCACGAGAAGAGTTTAGGCAGGCTTGGTGGGGCGCACAGAAGTATGTCCCTGAGAATATCCTAAATACTTCTGACCAGTTTGTGTCGTTGTATCGGGATACCCCTGAGCATCAGTATGTCCCTACTGGCATTGAGGCACTGGACGACAAGATCTTAGGTTTGATGCAAGGTCACTTCACAGTTATCAAAGATGGTCGCTTACAGTACTGCAATAAGATTGAGCTGCCTAAGCCACCTAAGAAGGTTATTGTTGAGTATGAAAGTTTGAAGAAGCAGTTA